TAATTGTTGAAATCTTAAAGCCACCTGAAGTTGCTGTTGATCCAGTCAATCCTGCGCCTATTGTGATTGTCAAAGTAGAAGGATATTTAAGAATAACAACGCCAGAACCACCACTACCAGATTGCTTATTTAAGTCAGTACCTCCGCCGCCGCCTGAGCCCGTGTTTGCTGTGCCAGCTGTGTTTGCGCCACCACCTCCACCAGAACCACCAGCACCAGTTGCGCCGCTGTTACCGCCACCACCGCCACCGCCTGCTCGTGTTACTGATGACCCAGTAATTGAACTTGCTGTGCCTGCTCCACCAGCACCGCTTTGTCCTGTAACTCCATTAGCGCCTACGGCACTTGAACCACCGCCACCACCTGCGCGGAAATTTGGTGATGATCCTTCAAAGCCATTGCCACCTGCGTAACCTTCAACTGGAGAATATGAACCAGCATTACCTGATCCACCAATGCCAATGCCGCCAAAGAATGCCCCGCCGCCGCCTGATCCACCAGAGCGACCGTCGCGATCGCCTGTGCTGTTAGCACCACCGCCACCACCGCCAGAGGCTGAAATTGTTGAGAAGGTAGAAGTGTTGCCGCTTACGCCGCGAGTCTGCGCACCTGCTCCGCCGCCGCCAACTGTTACTGAATAGTTAGTGCTTTTTAACCCTAAGAAATTGGCTGCTGTTCTATAACCACCAGCACCACCACCACCGCCGCCGAAACTTCCACCTCCGCCGCCTGCTCCGCCACCGGCAATGACCAAGTACTCAACATTTACTTCATTGTCTGTAGGTGTTAATAAGCCACTAATTACGTTAGAAATCATTATGCGAGTGCACCTACGACGTACCAAGTATCTGTGCCAGTCTTGATGCAGGCTGCTGACTTGTATTGCGCAAGAGTCGGAGCAGCTGCTGTTGCACCTGCTGAAAGAATTGTTGTAGTGCCAGAAGTAACTGCCGAAATAGTGCAAAGACCAGCACCGATATTAAGGACAGTTATTACTGTGCCAATTGGATGAGCTACAGAGGCGTTAGTCGGGATCTTAATCGCATTGGCTGACGCGTTGCTCTGGGTGATCAAAGTCTGATAAGAGTCGTTTAAGACTGTTGTGTAAGTAGTGCCAGTCTGGGCGTTAAGCGTAAACGCTACTAGCCCATTGAACATTGCCGCCGATAGAACATCGCCGGTCGAAGCTGGGAATCCAGTTGCCATTTATATCTCCTAGTACGCCATGATTGATTGTCCGATTATACCTGATACATCCGATCCGATTATGAACCCTTCAATAATTGGTTCAAGAGTCGTAACAGTAACTTGCATGGCATTTGGCGTTATATTCCATGCAAAGCCCTGAGCCTGTAAAGTCTTAACGATGGTCGAGCCATCTGGTTGTACGTTAGTTATTTTGAGGGGTTTGAAGTAATCAAGATCCAGCATTGTCGCAGTTGGCACATCGGGATCAAGTAGATCGACCGTCATGGCATCGATGCGAATAGTTGTCTCTTGTCTAGTTGCCACATATATCTTGGCGATATTTAGAGTGTCTGCATCTGTCTGGGCTACTAGGTTCTCTTGGTTGGATTGGTGCGGGAAGTATTTAGCGATTGAGGTTGCATTTTCCGAAACTTGCTGTGTGCCGCCTACGCGGGTCATGCCAGCAGAGTTAATGATTAACTTGTCATCAAAGGCAAAGACCAGGTTGGTGTAAGGAATGCCAGTTGTCTGATCAAACTCAATCGGAGTATTGCCATACTTCTTGATGGTATTAGTGCGGTTTAAGAATACTGCTGTGCCTTCTTGGTCAAAAAAGAATGCGCCCTGTTCTGAAAACTCTGCGTTCTTGACTGCATCTAGCGCAGTTCTGGCTGTGGCTGGATCGGCTACGCAGGTTGTCTGCCCTGTATCAATCGTGCGCATCGAGGTTGGGAATGCAACTTGATCGAGGATCTTGCCAATGCGAGTGCCGGTATCTTGCCCTGCTGTTGCGCTGGCAACTGTCGTAACTGTCGCTTGCTGCATAAGTCTGAAAGCATCGGAGCAGATAATATCTACATAGCCAGTCTCTTGGCCTTGAGGATAGGTGTATAGATATTCTGTTGTATAGCCAGAGAATAGAAAATAACCCACGCCACCAACGGTTGCCGATACACGCAACTTGCGAAGCGGCGTTAGGAAGCCAAAATAAGGACTAGAAGTGTTCTGTGGGTTGAAATAAGACAATGGATCAAGTACTCGAACTGTGCAAGTGCCAGCCTCATAAGTATCGCGCATGATGTTACGACCGCGCCTAATGCTGATCTGGCGTACGTCTGGAGTTAAGTCAACTGTTGGCTCTGGAGTAGTAGTAGATGCCAGAGTGCCTGTGCCTAGAACTCCGTACTTTTCATCACCAATAGTAAACGGATAACCAAAAGTTGCTCCGCTAGTAAAGTCGAAAGATACGCTGATCTGGGCAGGTAAACTCATCCTGCGAACGAGCCCTTTAGTCTGCCAATAGCAGATGGAGAACCTGATAGTGATCTGTTTAGCAAGCCATTAGATACTGCTTCGACTAGATCAGACTCTGATACTACTGATCCAGCAACATAGACATTAACATTGCCTGCTGCATCGGCTCTAACAGATAATGACTGACCGCTACTAATCATGTCTTGAACTGCTGGGCTAAAAGTTCCTGAGGTGTTATTGCCAGCGATTGATGTTGGAGCGACTGGAGTTACATTAGCAATGCGTCTAGCCTGAGCCTCGATCATGTCAAGATAAGAAGCCCATGCCGAGAATGGATTGCTCGCCTTTGGCAAGTCTGCAAGATAAGCCGCTAATTGTGTTGATAGTCCTTGAGACTTAGCAAGTTCTCCAGCTAGTTTAGAAGCCTCAGAAGTATTGCCGGTCAAGATTGCTAATTGTAATTCTAGACGCTTGCGTTCCTCATCGGTGATCTTGCCTTTAAGTGCAGCGATAATTCCTGCCTGCTGAATATCGAATAAAGTTCCAGCCTTCTGAAGTCCAGTCTGTTCCTTGATTGCGGCAGTTTGCTTCTTAGTAAGAACTGCTTGTTCCTTGGCGCGCTTTACTGCTGCTTTGTCTGCTGCTGCTTTTGCTAGTTCAGCCTTGATCGATGGAGTTAATCCCGAAGTATCTTTGCCTCGGTTCATCTCTGTTTCGCCTATTGCGCGAAAAGCCTTTAGGTCTCCACGCGCTAAAGCGGCTAACTGACCTACTCCAACGCCAAAGCGTCGAACGAAAGTTGCAAGGGCTGTTGAAGTCTTTTCAATAAGCGCAAGAGTGTTAGTGAGTCCACCTTCTCCGCCGCCGCCGAGGGCTGCTAGTGCATCGAGTAATCCACCGCCAATAATCTCTTGAGCATTATTAGATGCAACTGCTAAACGTTGAATTGCACCAGCGTAAGTATCGGCTGAGACTGTTGCTTGACCACCGAATAGATCGTTGATGCGTGTCTGAACTTCCTCGAAGGACATAGCCTTTAGTTCTACTTGCGTTAATCCAATACCATATTTAGCAAGGGCGCGAGTCTGGCCTACATACCCTTTAGAAAGATCACCGGCAACGCTGACAACATCTTTACCACTAGCTGCGCTGAGATCAAGGGCTGTGCGAAGCAAGGACTGCGCTTCAGTAACTGATCCCGTCGTAGTCAATAATCTCTGAAACGCAGGTCTTAATTGGTCATCAAGAACACCAAACTGTTTTTCCAGATCGGCGATAAATGTACGAACTGAAGGATCAGCAAAGGCTAAGCCTAAATTGTTCAAAGATTGAGTTAATACTCTGGCTGCTTTATCGTCTTGAGCAAAGGCTTTAGCCGCGTTGACAGAAGCACGGGCTAATTTCTGCGCTCCGACAAGACCAATATATGATTTAGCAAGAGTCGAAACTTGCTTAGTTAGTCGAGCAGTAGCAGTATCGGCTTGCTTAAAGGCTTTAGCACCTACGAACTCCGAGGCAATATCAATTCTTAAATCAGCCATTATTTGCCACCAGTCTGAGCATTAAACTTTGCGGCTGAGTTAAAGATCGCTTGGAGTACTGCGCCTTTAGCCTTGCCTTGATCTTGTTGCCAAGCCTTAAACATTGCGCGGCCTTGAGTCTTTTGAGACTGACCAGCTAGTGAGCCGTTAAATCTTGGAGTAAAGCGACCATCGATGCCGGACTTGCGACCTGCTGTCTCATAGATTGCTCCAGCAGCCGACTTGTTAAGAATGGATACTAAAGACTTGAAGCCTGAACGGTTAGTTTTGCTGGGAGTTGTTTTGTATCCAATGCCACGTTTAGCAATAGTAGAGTCAAAGGCTACGCGCTCCCATTTGCCCTTTTGATTGCCTACTAGCCAGCCAGATGGAACCTCTGAATTAGAAGGTACAAATCCTCGAGCGTTACGCACCACAGGCTTTAAGAACCCAGCAATTTCTTTTTGGGTTTCCTTGGCTAGATCAGGAGTGAATTGCTTCAGAGCCTTGCGAAGATTACTTGCGCCTTTGACGCTTGTGGGCATCCTCTTGCTCCTTCGCTCTGTCCTTCAGGGCTTGAAGTAAAGTCCTGAACATTGTGTGATCTAGTTCAATTAAAGTTTGGGGCGAGAGTCCTGTCTCAAGCGATAGTCTCGCTACGAGATAGGTGAAGGACTCCCGCGTTACTCCAAAGGGTCATCGTCTAAGACCTCAACTCGCGTCAATGTCTCAAGGAATGACTCTCCGAAGGGTTTAACGGTTTCACCCGACCGACGGATTGCTTCCCAGCAGAGCCAATAAACATCGGTCTGCTTTTCATCATCTCTAAAGGCTTTGTGGAAGCCCTTCTTAGCATAAGCCTCAAAGGCGTACTCGATCGCCGGAGTGATCTGGTACTCGTTAACGCTTCCGTCTGCCCTTGTTACCTTTAGTTTTGCCATGCTTTTGCCCCTTAGTTAGTTATTACGCTGTTGTGATTGCGACTGTGCCGTTGACGTTCCAAGTTACTGACTGAGTACCAAGGTCTGCAACTGAACCGTTGATGTCGGTTGTGTTGTTTACTAGGCATGTCATTGTGTAAAGAGGGTTTGTCGCTGATGTAGCA